GTATTACCGGCTATGTAGCTAATGTATGCCTTAACTGTAACAAAGAATTTAAAAAAGTTATAGATCATTATTCAGTGGTATACTGTAGTGCTGAATGCGCTAAACTTTATAAAGAGGATTGTAAAAAATGATTGAAACAACTATAGATCTTTTATATTCATATTGGATGTTTACTGCTGTTTTAGTACTTATCCTAGTAGGATGGTTAGCTAATCTAGTGGGTATTGATCAAAATGAAGATATTGTAGGCTTTAAATATAAAGAAATGCCCAACATGAGGCCAATCCGAATACCAACTGATGGTAAAGGCTTCTGGGGTGCTATTTGGCACTGGTTTTGGGGTGTTAGACAATGGGAAATAGCTAAAGACTTTGTTTTTGAGCTAAACGGAGAGGAATATGTAATTCCTGCCGGTTTTACCTTTGATGGTGCTTCTGTTCCCAAATTTTTAGCAGCTTGGCTGTCCCCTGTAGGTATTTTACTTATGGGTGGCCTAGTGCATGACTATATTTATAAGTATACTGTGTTATTAAAGGCTAACAAACAACAAGTTAGTCCTGTAATGACACAAAAAGAGGCAGATATACTGTTCAGAGATATTAACATTGAACAAAATGGTATACATGTCTTAAATTATGCAGCTTATTATGCCCTTCGTTTAGGAGGTTTTGTCGCCTGGAAGGGACATAGGAAAGCTGGATGTAAAGTAGAGTTATACGATAAGTAACTCTTTTTGTTAAACTAGGGTTAGCCACAAGGTAACCCTTTAAATTTTCGCTGAAAAGGAAGAATTATGACTACACTACCCTTAATTAAGAATTTCGACAAATTTTTTGTTGGTTATGAAGATATGTTTGATCGTATTAGTCAAAATACAACTAACTATCCTCCCTATAACATTATTAGAGCTGATGCCAATTCCTACATTATTGAAATGGCTTTAGCTGGATTCGACAAAACTAATGTTGAAGTTACTTTAGAAGGCAGTAAACTAACTGTAAAAGGTACAGCACCCGAAAAAGATGAATCTATAAAGATTTTTAATGGGTTGGCTTTACGGCCTTTTACTCGAGTGTTCAATGTAAGTGATGATATCAAAGTAACAGATGCAGAAATGCTTAATGGTTTACTTAAAGTCACACTTGAACGTGAAGTTCCGGAAACTCATATCAAAAAGATTGAAGTAAAGTAATTCCAACGCGTGATAGAATGTGCAGTTATGCACGTATGGGACCAGAGGTCATATTACTATCCGCACGCTACCTTACCTCTGGCTTCGTTAAACCATGATGGCGAAGAGAAAGCAATAAGCTGAGCATATGGCGTTAGCGTAATAGCTTGCGTTAGCAAAAAGCATCGGGGTGGTTCGGGTACCACTTAAAAGCCCAACTTAACTCTCCTGTCTGGAGTAATCATTATGATTGTAGAAGCTATATGCGTAATTCAGACTGCGAATGCTGCTATTGGTGCGGTTAAAGAACTAATTGGCAACGGTCAAGACTTAATGTCTTGTGGAAAACAACTAGGTGACTATTTTAATGCCAAAGCAGAAATACAGAGTAAAGCTAATCGTAGTGGCTCTGGTAATGAACTTGAAATGTTTTTCGAACTTGAAAAATTAAGACAACAAGAAGAAGAACTCAAAACTATGATGATTTACCAAGGAAGAGGCGGCTTGTGGGATGATTGGTTAAATTTCCAAGCAAAACAAAAACGATTAAGAGAAGAAGAAAAGAAGAAAATAGCCCTAGCAAAAGCTAAACGTAAAAAGATGATATTGTATTGGACTGCAGGTATTGTTGGTACACTAACTGCAGTTGGTATAATAGGTGGTCTCTTTTATGTTTTATTTTCTTTTGCTAGTTAACACACATAAAAAGGAAACACACACATGTCAACAACAGTTGAAACACGATTACCTGAACATCGTAATGCGAATATCTCTTTAAAGAAAGTATTAAAACCAGTAATTAATTTTTTTGTTAATATTTTTAATTCCATGGTTGAAGCGCGTAGGTTACAAGCTGCATATGAAACAGCTAGCCAACTAAGAATGCATAATAAAGACTTTAAGCAACTGTCACACTCAGAAATTGTTCAACAAGTAATGAACAGTTATAAAAACTAAGATATAGAGAGATATAAGATGTCAAACAAAAACCCTTTTGAAATTCGTACAGATCTTTTGGCTATGGCTAAAGACTATTTAGATAAGCAACAGCAACTTACATGGGAATACCAAAAGCAAGCCATTGAGAAGCTTAACGAAAACACTACAGATGTAGTTAAATTTTTAGAAGAAAATCAACCTAAAAACTATTCAGTTAGTGATTTAATTGCAAAAGCTAACGAAATGTATAATTTTGTAAGCAAAAAGTAAGAGATTATGCAACCTGAGTATGTTGGTAAACTGCTCTTCTTTAAGGATTTATTATGATTTTACCACCAGTGACCACTATTAGTCAAATAACTACAGTTGCTCCCATATCTTCTACCCAAAATGAACAACAAATTTTAAAATATGTTGAAATTAATGGTACAGTTAAAGTTGAAACCGTATTAACGCTTTACGATAAAAATGGTCAACTAATTGAAACTAGGCTTAAAGATACTTCGCCTATGGCGTCAGCCTAGGCAACTATGAGTAAAAACTGTATTATAAAAAACGAACGGCCTAGTTAACTATGAAGCTTATATATAGAATACTTAAATGGTTTATAAGTTTATTTAAACCAAAGTATAAAAAAAGAATTAGAGAAACTCAATATATAAAAGAGTTGAGTAATCTATTAGAAATACCTTTAGGTTCTACTTACTATGATAACAATTATAGGTATTATCCTGATTTAGAAGATAGTGAATATGTTTATGAAGTAGAATTTGGAGGAGGACAAAAGTTTTACACAGCAATAGGTCAATCATTGACTTATGCTCATTTAAGCAAAAAACAACCTGCTATTATTTTTATTTTAAGAAAAGATAAAGTAGGTAATTACAAAGAATTAAAAAAATACAAAACAAAAATAATTAGAGAACTTTTATATAGGTATAAAATTAAAGTTGAAATCTATTTAGAAGAAGATTGCTATAAAGGCGGATTAATTAAATATGACTAAAGAATTTGTAACTTCTTTTGGATGTATTCTTTACTTACCTAACACAGTTTATAAAAATTTTGTTAAAAAAGTTAAAAAATTAGAAGAAAGACAACCGGATACTTATTTTATAAGCAATAGTAAAGAGATCTTTAATCAATGGTTTCCTGAAGACTCTCCTGAAGACATAGTGAATAAAATTTATGGAAAAAGAAACTAAACTAGCATTAACAGATATGTTAATGAATACTAATCCCTATGATACAGGATTTAAAGAGTTATTAAAAGCAAGTCTTATTGATTCAAAGAATAAAGAAGGTTATTTGCATTTAAACCTTATAGAGTACTTAGACTTAAAATGTATGTTAGAAGAGATGGAATTATGAATAGCTTTAAAGATATTTCTAATGAAATTAACCCTTCCGAATTAAGACCTGATGAGGGTGGTAAATTTCATTATTGTTATTTAATACGTGCATTAGAAGACGGACCTCACTGCGAAGAAACAGGAGAACCAATGAAATATTTTGGTGTTCGGTCTTCAGACGCTATTCCACATCATGATACAAAATATTATGGTAGTGGTAAAAAAATTACAGAAGATATTAAAACATATGGTAAATATAATTTTGAAAAATTAATTCTTTCTGTTCATAAGACAAGAAGTGAAGCTATGGAGTATGAAGAATACTTTATGGATCAGCATAAATGTGTAGATGAAACTGATTTTTATAATTTGTCTTGGAAATCTACAGGTGGATCCTTTGATTACCATAAGGATTTACGCGATGGTACAACTATTTCTCCGCAAGTTAAAAATGGAGCACAAAAAGTAGTTATGACTGGAGTAGAGCTTAAAACTTTAGAAGTTGAGCGTGAAAAGAAAAAACAAGAAGCTGCCGAAAAACGTAAAGCTATTTCTAACGTTACTAAAGAAAAGAAAAAGCTTATTGAAGAAATGCAAAAACAACTTGCAAATTTAGAAAAACAAGAAGAAGAAGAGCGTAAAGCCGCTGAAAAAGCAAGATTAGAAGCTGAAGCTATTGAAAAAGAAAAGAAAGAATTAGAAAAAGAAGAACGCCGCATAAATCAACAACCCGGTAAAACTTATGATGGGGATCCAGATGGCCGTATTGCACATAAAGGACAAATGGGTGGTGCAAGACCTGGAGCAGGAAGACCTAAAGGGTCTAGGAATATTGCTACTAAAGCGTCTGTTAGAAAGCTAGAAGAATTAGCTTATGATCCTATTGAGTCTATGCTTGAAAATAGAGCACGTATTGAACAATTACTTGTTGAAACTCGTAGTATTTCTGCTCAAACTTCTTTGGTTAACTCTTTACATAAAATTGATGAAACGTTAATTAAATATGGATATCGTCCTGTGCCTACAAGAGAAGAACGCTCTGTTGAGGTAGAAAAGAAAGGTCCAATGAGCATCGTACTTACTAATAGTGATGATAAAACTAAAGAAGAAGATCAACAGGTTAAACATTAAAATGTAATGAAAAATTTAATTATACAGACTTATTATAAAGATGATATACAAAGGAATACGATTAATACGTATAAACAATTTCCTAAACTAGAAAAACTTTCTCAAAAATGTTTTAAAATTTATGCAAAAAATATTAATGCAGATTATGAATTCTGCGAAAAGCCAGAGACGCAATTACAAGCTGCAGCTCATTGGTTACGAATGGTTATGTTTAATAGACCTGAATACGATAATGTCCTCTATGTGGATTGCGATATTCTTATTAATCGTGCTAGATTAACGGATAATATTTTTGATTATGAAGGTGTAGGAGTTAACAAAATTCATTTTTATAATTATTCTAAGTATCCTATTTTTAATGCAGGCGTGACTAAATGGACACAAAAAGAATGTCAAATTATGAAAGACAAAATAGATGATTACTACCATCCTACACATAATCAAAACGCAATTAATCAGTGTTATCTGGATAATGTTGGTCCTATTCAGTGGTTGCCTTACCGTTTTAATGTTACTCATAAGCCAACTAATGATATTACTTTTAGGCACTATGCGGGGTCTCATAAAGAAAAACAAAACTTAAAAAAAGATTTAATTTGGAATCAATGGAATAAATAATGGTTATGAAGTATTATACTAAAGAAGAATTAAAGGTTTATAATACCTTAGAGGAAGTGTGGACAAAAGTTTATAAAGATAACTTTGATTTTGTTACAGGTGGAAATACTAAACATCCAAATGCTACTATTAATCGTAAAAAACATTTTTTAAAATATTTACCTGAAAGGGGTTCTCATCGTGAAGTAGGAGCTCATCAAGGTCTTAATATTGCTAGAGTATTAATAGATTATAAAGCTAGCTATGTAGATTCTTTTGATATCACTAATAAATACATTAATATTTTAATGCCTTACTTTGATGAATATTGTAAAAGAAATAATGTTAAATTAGATTTTGCAGTAACTAGTGGAGAGCCAAAATTAAGTCAAACAGCTAAAATGGTTGATACTGTTTGGATTGATGCTTGTAAAAGAGGTTTTTGGGTACATGCAATGTTAAAAGAATGTGCAAAAACTACACGTTATGCAATAGGTGTAGATGATTTAGTTTCATCTCAAGATATTTGTAAAGGGGTAGATGCTTTTCTTAAAGAACAAAATGAATGGATTTTAGAGTATGAAGACCGTACTAATTATCCAGGAATTGCAGTATTGGTGAAAAATGAAAACTTATAATGAATGGGTACGATATTATTTAGAGAATGATAAAGATCCAAGAATACCCAAAGTAGTTGATAAAATAGGCTTAAAGGAATATGCTAAAAGTAAAGGTATTAATACTCCTAAAAATTTAGCTACGCTAGCAGATACTTGCGTTGTAAAAGCTAATAACGATTGCGGAAGTACTATAATTATTAAAGATGGCAAAATAATTAAAGGTAACTGGAATAATCTTAATAAGTATAAAGATAAACCTTATGGAGCACATAAAGGTGAGTGGTTTTATGCTGAAATACCTCATAAAATTTTTTATGAGGAATATTTAGATGATAATATTACAGATTATAAATTTCATTGCCATAAAGGTAAAGTAATGTTTTGTCAAACTATTTTTGATAGAAATACAGGACAAACTAAAGAACACCTTAAATTACCTTCTGGTAAGATTTTAAATTATCGTTTAGATGAAAATTTTGTTTTCAGTAAAGAGCATCAATATCCTACTAATTGGGAAGAGATGTTAAAAGCCGCAGAAATACTATCAGCAGATTGGAATTATGTAAGAGTTGACTTGTATAATGTTAAGAATACTGTATATGTAGGTGAATTAACGTTTGCGCCTAGAGCAGGAAGATACAAAGGTAAAGGTCAAGAAAAACTTGGAGCTTATTTTTAATGAAACAACTTATATTTCAGAGTTATCATCCTGCAGATGAATCAGCGTGGAATAAAAAATTAGATTGTTATCGTCCAATAGATGAATTAGCAAAATTATCACAAAAAAGGATAAAAGATTATGCCAAGTCAATTGGAGCTGATTATGTACTACTTGATAAACCTAAGTGGAAAGATATTCGAAAACATCCAGCATGGACTCGTTGGGCTATGTTTGACTATTGGAATAGTTATGACGAATTGTGCTATGTCGATTGCGATATTCTCCCGACACCCTATGCGTTTGGCAATAGTATATTCGATACAGAAGGTACAGCAAAACTTACAGAACGCGAAGACAACTCAAGAGAAGCTTGGCATGTAAATGCTGGTGTTTTTAAAATAAATAAACAAGAAGCTTGTAGGTTATCTAATAGTATTCACAATAAACGTTATGTTAAAATGTTAGAACAATCTGGTAAGAACCAAGAAGCTTTTAATGATTGTTGGTATAAAACATTCCGTAAAAAACCAAAACACTTTGGAACTCGTTGGAATGCTACTAGGCCTTACCATAGAGAAAACACTTACTATTTTCATCATTACATAGGTGCTCAAAAAACGATTACTGGTAATCAATGGGGTAATCTTTATAGCAACAATATTTATAAATGGAATTTACAACAAACATGAAGTATACAGAAATATTAAAAAATCCTAGTATTTTATCAACTTATACTTTACATTTAAGAGAAGATAAAATTTTACTTAAAAATAAAATTGAAAGTAAACAGTTATATTTAGAGATTGATGTTCCAGACATGGCAATTAAAGAAGTTTATGCTGATTGTTGGTCTAAAAAATTAGCTAACGCTTTTTTGGAAAGACGTGCAGATATGTGTACTTTAATTGATCCTGGTAATGGAAAGAAAATGAAAACAGGATACAAAAGAGTATGAGTATGAAAAATCAAGCAGGTTACACTACAGTATCTGCCTATATGCATCAAATATTACTAGCTGATTTTGAAAAGCTTAAAAAAGAAAACGACGCCATAAAGAAAGAATTAGAGGAAACTAAGCTTAAATTGCAAGATGCATTAGTTAATCAAGCACCTCCAAAAAGGCCTCGTGGAAGACCTAGGAAAGTAGTAGATGGATCAAGTAGTATTACATAAAGCTCAAAGTGAAATCTTTAGCAATTTGTTTATAGATAAAACAACACGTTATGCAGTAGGCGTTTGCACTAGAGGCTTTGGTAAAAGTTATTTAGCCGCAATTTGTGCTATTCAAGCAGTTAGTGAACTTTTAGAATTAGACGAATCTGTTCCTAATAAAAACGTAACTTTGTTAGCACCTACTTATCAGCAAGCAGTTGATATTTATTTTCCTTTATTGTGGTATGAATTTGGAATGAAAGATTATGCTAGCACAGGATCAGCATACTCTGGTAAAATTAGGTTTGAAAATGGCACTGAGCTTCGCCTTATGTCGTATGAATCGGCAGAACGTTTAAGGGGTACTGGCCAGTACTTTATAGTTTGTGATGAGGTTTCCTCATGGCAACAAAAACCCGGTTTAGAAGAAACTTGGAAAGCCACACTTAAACCTTGTATTACTACACGTTGGTCAAGAGAACAAGCTGCAAAATTTGGAGCACCTTCTCCAGGGAGAGCTTTAATCATTTCAACTCCAATGGGTTATAACTATTTACACGATATGTTTAACATGGAACATGTAGATCAAGATTGGAAAGGATATCATTTTACTTATAAAGATGCTCCTCATTTATCACAAATAGAAATAGAGAAAGAAAAATTATTATCAGATCCTTTAAGATTTGCTAGAGAGTATGAAGCTAGCTTTGAAGATTCTGGAGCTAATGTCTTTTATAATTTTAGAAGAACAGAGCATATAGCAGAAGATATCCCTTATTTTGGTGATGAAGAAGATGTTCATGTTGCAATTGATTTTAACGTAGGTGTTATGGCTTGGTCTGCTTTTGCTAAAAGAGGAGATCAAATACATTTTCTTATTGATGGAAAAGGAGCTCCTGATACTACACAACTTTCAAAAATGTTAAAATCTAGATTTTATGGACATCGTATATATGCTTATCCTGACCCTTCAGGTAGAGCTAGAAAAACTTCTGCAGCAGCAGGTATTACTGATTTTAAAATTTTAGAATCAGAAGGTATTACTTGTAGGGCTAGACGAAAAGCCCCACCTATCGCAGACTCTGTACAAGCAGTAAATCTTATGCTTAAGAATGCTGCTGGTCAAATTCGTATGTATTTTAGACCAGAGTGTCAAAATACAATTAAATCAATGGAAACTACTGTTTGGAAAGAAGGTTCTATCGATAGTGCGCAAATCGATAAAACTATGGGAGCAGAACATCATTCTGATGGTGTACGCTATGCTACTGAGTATTTGTTTCCAGTTCAAGCGGGTGGTAAAAAAGTCATTCGTAATACAATGACATTCTAATAGGATCCTAAAATGTCTAATAGTGGTACTTTTAATCTAAATGCAGGCGGTATTTTTTACACTGCAAATAGTAACAAGAGTGTAGGAGACCCTTCAGACCAATACACTAGTATTCGTCCTTTATGGGATCGCTCTCGCGCTGTTGTACAAGGTCAACGTTTTTCTAAAGCGTTTGACACTTATATTGATACTTTAAATTTTAATAACTTGTTGTTACCTTTTTCACCAAGTATGACACAGCATCAATACGATTTTTATAGAGCAGAGGCAGAGTTACCTGGGCTTACTTCACAGTATGCCCGAGTATTAATTGGCTCTCTGCTAAGAAAAGGAGTAAGCCTTGAATTACCAGTAGATGCACCTGATGGAGCTAAAGACTGGATTTTGCATAAGTTTACAGCAGATAAAAAATCTATGCATTCATTTTTAGATGAGGCTATGTGGGAAGAAATTCAAACATCTCGTGCATGGGTTTTAGTAGATTATCCTCAAGTAATGACTGAGCTTTCTTTAGAAGAAGCAGAGGATTTATATCCGTATCCCCGATTATTAAGAGCAGAATCTATAATTAACTGGAAAGAGGGAACACATCCTATTAAGGGAACTCCTTGTTTAACTCAAGTTATTTGTCGTTATTACACACAAAATTATGAGGAAAATGAATTTCATCCAACTTATGTTGATAAAGTAGTTGTTTATGATTTGCCAGATGGCTTTTTAAGAGTTCGTATTTTTGAAAGAACTAAAGAAGATGAAAATGTTCCTATTATTAATGGTGAAATACAACAATATTACAATGTAGAAGGCGGTGGATTTAAAGATTCTTCTAAATCTAATCAGTGGGAATTAAAGTCAACAAATGTTAATGTTTTAAAAAATGGAGAACGTTTAGATTTTATTCCTTTATGGCCATTAAATGGACAAGTTCAACCTAGTGAACCAATTTTACAACCCTTAATTGATCGTGAAATTGGATTGTATAATAAAGTTTCTCGAAGAAATCATTTACTTTACGGAGCTGCAACTTATACTCCTGTTGTAGCTTCTGATATGTCAGATGAAGAGTTTGAAGAACTAGTTTCTGCAGGCTTAGGCTCTTGGCTTCGAGTAAGAGAAGGAGAAAAAGTTACTGCACTTGAAACTCCAACAAATGCTCTTAAAGATATGGAGCAAGCAATTAACAATACTGTAGAAGAAATGTCTAGGATGGGCATTCGATTATTATCTCCTGAAGGTAATAGCTCAGGGATTGCTTTAGAAATCCGTAATGCGGCTCAAACAGGCTTATTAGGTAATCTTAATACTAGAGTTTCTATTACTATGTCTGAAATTATTGCTTTTATGCTTAATTGGAAGTATAACACAGAGTATGAAACTAGTGATATTAAGTTTATGCTTTCTGGAGACTTTAATCCAGCACCTCTTGGCTCTGATTGGATGCGTTTAGTTACAGAGTGGTATCAAGCGGGTCTTATCCCTCGTGCAACTTTTTTGGATATTGCTAAACAAAACGATATTATTCCAAATGATTATGACGATCAAGAAGCTATTGCAGAAATTGAGGAAGACGATTTAATTGTACCTATTAGAGAACAATTTGACGTCAACGTTGAATTACGTCAAGCAAAAGCTACTGGTACAAATAATGAAACAGGTTATCAGGGAAATAATGGTCAGACGCAAGGTGGGGCTACTATTAGACCTCTTCGTGAAAGAACAAAACCTGAAAATGATGGGAATATTTCTCCCGAACGTTAATTCAAACAATAAACGGCCCCTTTAAGTTTACTTATTGGGGCTAATTATTAGGAGAAACTTATGTCAATTAATACAACTCTTTATGATAATGCAATTCAAAATGCAGCAGAAATTCGTATTGCAGAAGAAGAATTATTTACGCAATTAGACAGGCTTAATCGTGATCATCAAAGCCGACTAACTAAGTTAATTGCTCGTAACTCTTCTGAAACAGATTTATTAAAAGAAGTAAATCGTTATAAAAGTATTTCTAAAAATACTATTGAAAGTGCTTTAGATAACTTAGGAGTTAAAGAATTATCTTTTCAAAAAAATACTATTTCTAATGCTTCTAAAAGTTTTTATAAATTAAAAGATGTTTCTAGAGAAGGTTTTTTAAATTCTATTAAAAATACTCCTATTAGAGGAAACAAAAATTTAACTCAACAAGTTAATGGTATTTTTAGTAAGCAAGAAGAAAGAGTTAAAAGTGTTTTAACAAAAAACATTTCGTCAAAATCACAACTTACTGCTGAAATTAAAAACACTAGTAATCTAACTAGAGCCCAAAGTCATACTTTATTTGCAACTTCTAGTACTCAAAGCCAATCCGAAGCTTTTACTAAAACAATGGAAGCAAACAAAGATATTATTAAAGGCTATAGATTTACAGCAGTTTTAGATTCTAGGACTTCGGATATCTGCCAACACCATGATGGAGAAATTTATCCTGTTGACGATCCAAAATTTATACCACCTTTACATTGGAATTGTCGTTCTGTTTTAGTTCCTGTTCTAAAATCACATAGCGAATTAATTGGAACTGATAGTAATAGAATTATTTACTCTGTTTTAGAAAAAATGAATGTAAGTTCTATTTCTAGATTAGATGGTTTAAATCCTAAATTAGAAACTTATGATGTTTGGTTGCGTAGACAGCCTTCAGAAGTTCAATTAAAACACTTAGGTAATAATTTAGAAAGGCTTGCTTTATTTCAAAATGGTAACTTACATCTTAAAGATTTTCAGTCTGCTAGGGGAACTAATATTAGTGCAGAAGTTCTTGCACGTAAAGCACAAGAAGGCCTTTTTGATACACCTATTAGAACAACTAAATATCAACCCGCAGTTAATTCAGAATTTAAAGTTGATGCTTATAAAGTTGAAAACCTAATAAAAGATAAAAAAGCTCAAAATCAGTTAAAAGAGTTATTTGAAATTGATGAAAGACATAGCATTTCTCCTTTATCTACTACTGAGTTTAGAGGTGTTACTTCTGAAACCAAAAGACAAAATAGATTTAAGTCAAAAACAGTAGCAGATGAAGATCTAATTATGGATCCAGTAACAGGAATTGTTAGAAATCCTTTAATTTACAAGCCTAATAATTCTTTATTAGAAGAAAGACTTACTCTAGTACGAAACTCTAAGATACTAAATAAAGAACAAAAAGAGTTTATTGAGAATTTTGTAAATTCAATGGAAGATAGAGTAAGTACTAACAATAGATCTGTTATTACTGAAAATTTGCGTGTTGTTTTTGAACGTCAATTAAATGTTGATTCTCCTAGTTATAATAAACCCTGGGAAAATTTAACCGCAGTCATAAGAGCAGAAAATGTTAATGCTGTGCAAAACGTTTCTAGACGATTAGAAAGAACTTATAGAAAAGATCTTAAGCATATGGTAATTGCTAACGTTAGCGGAGACGCTGATGTTATGCCTTCTGTTAATATTTTTGGAAATATAAGAACTTTTGATCAAATAGAAAATAGTATTGCGTCTAATCAAAGATTTGTAGATGATTGGATTGATCGTAAAGGCTTAAAAATGGCTACTAAAGTTTATTTTAGTGGAAAAGCACCTTTAAGAAATTATTTTTTACCACCTTCTCAAATTAATCCTTTAGATTTTAAAAAAAGAATTATAAAAGCTTATGATGAAGCAATTGATACTATAAATGTTCCAGCAAGGTTAAAAAAATATCTTAAACAACAAATTGAGTTTTGGACACAAAATCCAATTACTGTTGCAGAAAATGCATTAATTGACTTTGCAAGAGAATTAAATGTTAAATGGTATCAATTAGTAGAACTAGAATTTTTTTATCGATTAGTTAATATAAATATTAGAAAATCTGTTGTTAACAATTCACCAGATATTGTTAAAGTAAATACCAGAGCAATTGCAAAAGGCTTAAAAGCTTTAGCAGATGGTTCTACTTTAGACTATGATACGCTTGCTATTAATGTAGGTAAAGCTTTATATGCCGAATCAAAAATAGATTTACCTTGGAGAAAACCTACTTTAAAAGATTATCATAAAAATGGATCTCGTATATTAGCAGATTTAGAAAAACAAGGGCTTATTAAAATTGGTCAAGCTACAGTAACTCGTCAAAGTGTCATTGATGTTAAAACAGGACGTCCAGACCCTTCAGGTTACAAAGAAGTCCAACAAAGAGAAATAGAAATTTTAGATCCTGATTTGTTTAAGTTACAACAAATAAATAGAGAGCTTTATATTGGGCGTAGAATTGGTATTACTCAAAATAAAAATAGATTATATTTAGATCCACCTCAAGAAGGAAAAGGCGCTGCTAATATTAAATATAAAGATGCGCAAGGAAAAGTTACTAGTGAAAGGGTTATTACTAGATCTGCATCTGCTAAATTAGGAACAGATGAAGATGCTATTGGTAATCAGCTAGATCGTGATTTTCAAAACCAAACTAACTATGCTAATAGTTTAGAATGGGGCTTAGACAATCAATTTACAGACTTTTTCCAAGATGTAGTTTATTATACGCCTAAAGACTTAAAAAGAGTTACAAATGCTCCTAACTTATTTAGAGAAGTAGTTAAACGACGTGGCGAACAAGGTACTATGTTTATGCAATCTATGAAATGGCATAGACAAAAAAATACTAATTGGTCTAATATTCATCAATTTGATGGCCGTGGTCGTTTTTATGAACAAGGCTATTTAGCCGCTACTAGAGGTGAATTAGTTCGTCCATTTTTGCACACTACTTTTGATCAAAATGGTAGCAACGCAATTATTATAGAGCTTAAAAAACAATTAGGCGCAACTATTGGAGACAAAAATTTAAGCTTATCTACTACTGGTAGGTTTCAAAATTTTGATGACAATATAGAAGATATCTTTGAAATTGGCTCAATTATACAAGGTAAATATAATCAAAAACAAAGATCTATTAATGAATTTCTTGAAAATAAGTTAATTGCACATGTTGATGATATTAGTGATGCAGCAGAAATTGGTAAAATTGCTAGATACTCTTTAGAAATTAAAAGAATTGAAGATCACCTTAATAAATCAAAATTAACTCTTAAATCTAAAAAAATAGAAAAAGGTGTAGTATTCCAAACATGGGATGCGTCTAATAAAAAACATAATTTTATTATGCAAAAGTTTAAAACTAGATTATTAGTAGAAAATGATGCATCCGCTTCAGGAGCACAACAAATTGCTTTAGCGTCTGGAGATAAATTATTAGCAGATGCTTCAAATGTTATCCCTACTCCGCAAAAACAAAGATTATACGATTTAGCAGCACAAGCTACTGTAGCTAATCCAGAGTTTCAAAAAAGATTTGGACCAGAAGGTTTAAATCTTGGTCTTGACTGGGAAGACCTGCAAAAAGGAGCTAAAGCTCAGAACATGGTAACTTTTTATGGTGCAGGAGAAGCTACTAAAACTTTAAGCATTGAATCTAAATTTGCTAAAGTTCTTACAAAAAATGAACAAAATATTGTTGTTTACTCTGATAAAGCACCTGATGTACCTAATGCTTTTTCTCAAAAAGAATTATATAGTGCAATTGAAACTAATATAAATGATGCAGAAGCTAGAGGTTTAACCAATACTGTAATTGGTTTAAAACAGGTAAGAGATGAGTTAGATCAAGTTTTAAAAAAAGAAATTTCTATTGGCGATCATTTGTTAAGATATGCTAGTGAAAAAGATGATGTTGTAACTGAATTTGTTATGAAATCTACTAACACTAGAGCTAAACTTATTACACCAAAAGATTTTGAGTTTATTAACCGAGTAATGTCTGAAGAGTTAAGTAAAATTGCGCCTTCTACTGAAAGATTTATTACTTTTTGGAAAGCAGCAGCAAGAACTTATGTAAATGTTTCAGGCACCGTAGATATTCCTTGGGTTAACTATAGAGGAAAACAATTTACTCAGTTTTATAGACCTATATCCGAAGATTCTATTAGCTTTAAAGATCCTATAACGGGTAAAATAATTTCAAATAGTTATCGCAATTCAGTAGATGATGGTTTATTAAGATCTTCTGGTTCTGCGGGAGATGCTCAAACAGGGTTGGGTGTTAATGGAAACCATTCTAATGATGCTAGTTTAGTTCAAGGTTATTGGTTAAAAGCAAAATCAGAAAAGAAAAGAGTTGCTACTATCCATGATGGGTTTTTCTCACCTATTGAAGATGCAGATTGGACAATTGATACTCTTTATAACTTAATGGGTGATGCTGTAGAAAGTAACTCTATTAAAAAAACTTTAATTTCTATGAGAGATTTTGCAAAAACTAATGTTAATCGGGAAACACGTAGAGAGCAAGCAAAAATACTAGACTCTTTACTGGATAAAGCAGAAGCTAATATATTAACTCGTGAAGATATCTCTAATGCTTTTAAAACACTTCCCGGTTTAAGAGAGTATATTAAAAAACAAGCTAAACTAACTGACTATGAGTTAAATAAAAAATTAGGTAATGCTCAAAAACAAGCTATACTTAATGATTTAGCTAGTAATGTAACTGATGAATTTTACTCTGTCAAAACGTTAAAAGATAGTATGTCTGATATACTTCTTTTAGAAAAAACTTTAAATAAAGAGTTTAATTTAAGTACAAATCAAATTTTAAATCAATATGCAAAACATGGGACTAAAAGAAGACTTCTAATTACTCAAAATAAATACAAAGAAGGAACTTTAAATAATGGTTTATTTTTTAATCAATATTTTAAAGAACCTGCTTTAACTCCACAAGAAACTTCAAAATATAGAGATGCTGTTAAAAAAGCAACAGCTCAAAAAAAAGCTATTCCTTATGTTGCAGAAGTCCTAGGTAAAAAACCTACTCAAAATGAGCTTCTTCGTAAACAATATAACGTAAGCAATCTTAAAAATTTAGAAGATAAAATTAAAAGTGGAAATTTTACTTTTGAAAATTTTTTTAAAAATGAATTAATAAAAACTGAAAATCCTTTAGATTTAAAAGTTTTAAAAGAAGTTATTAAAAATGTAAGTAATTCTCAAAACCCAGACATTAATATTACAGATATTATTGCTAGTGTAAAAAGCTATCGTGGAAATCTTAGAAGTGTACAAAGAAAACAACTTAAAGAAATAGATAGCTGGTATGAAAGCATGTTAGCCGAAGCTACCCGTGCACAATTAATTGACAAAAATAAAACAAATAAATTAATATTACAAAAAGTAGATAATTGGCAAACTAGTCTAAATCTTAAAAAATTTAATTATAAACAATTACCATCTTTTTATAGAGATTGGTCAGAGGATTTAGAAAAATATTTTGGTATTAAAAGTCTAGCAGAATTAAATATTAAATATAGATCAGGTAATTTTGATATTGAAGATTTTATTCGAATTCAAGATAATCGTTATCGTGAATTAAAAAAATCAGATATTATTAAAAAACCTTTAGAAAATGAAGATAGGTATGGAATCGGGCCGTAAAAAGCTCGATTTTTCAGCGCCATAAAGAAATAAATTGTATAATTTTTTATACTTTTATTTAAAAATTTATTATTTTTGGTCAGTGATCAAGTGTTTAAGAGCAGTGCTCTAAGGAAATATTATGTCAGAAGAAAAAATTTCAGAATTAAATGAAAACATTGCAGCAGCAGAAGCTGCTATTAATAGCCTTGAATCCCAAATAGGGAAAAAAGAGAATCTTTCTGCAGAAAACTCTAGTAGCAAACCTTCAGCAAAACAAGAATTGGATGATCGTTTAAACGATGTTGATTTAAAACAAATGATTGAACGTCGTGTTCAGGAAGAAGTAAATCAAGCAAAAACCGCATTTAAAGATAAATTAGATGAGGTTTATAAATTACGTGATCAAGCAATTAAAGAAAAAGTAACGCTAGAAGAAGAGAAGAGACAAGCAGAAATTAAACGGATGGAAGACGAAGGCAAACATAAAGAAGTTGCTGAATTACGAATGGCTGAGTTAAATGCGCGTTTAGAGACTCTCCAGAAAGAAAATACTAAGCTTACTCGAGATCAGGCAGTGCGTGATGCTATGAGAGGTGTAGACTTCCGTTCAGACGTGGCCGCAGAAATGGCTCAAGAAAGAATTCTAAGTCAACTGATCCAAGAACAATCTGGACGTTGGACTCATAAGAGTGGTATCTCTATCAAGGAATATGTTGATCATTTTACAAAAGATGAAGAAAATAATTTTCTTTTGAAAGCAAAAGCTAATAGTGGTTTAGGCATGACACAAGCTGCTGGAACTGCTAATACAAATTTAGATAAACCTATAACTGAAATGAGCACTGAAGAATTGTTACAACATTTTTCTAAACAATCTCCTTCAGGAAGTTTTGGTTATTAAAACTTAAGGAATAAAAATGGCGATCTCAGCTAATACAACTATGGGCAATTTCTCATTTGCCATTCAGAGCGCTCTTTCTGCTTACTCTGATGAAATGTATACTAATGCCAAAAAGCTATCAGGAACTGGTATTGTAGGAGCAAACGCTCAAATCGATCCAAATACTGAAACTTTCATTGGTCAAACTCGTTTCTTCAAGCCTTATGCTTCACAAACTGTAAACGTTGCTTCTACAACTTCTGCAACTGATGGTTCAAAACAGTCTTATACTTCAGACTTTTTAAGCTATGTTAAAACAGTTCGTACACATGGCGCACAAGAAATCAACATGCAGCGTGTTGTTTCTCAACAAGACGGTCTTGCTAAAATTGCTCGCGACTTTGGTGAAGTTCGTGCACAAGACGAGCATGATGCAATCCTTAACATCCTTCAAGGTGTTGCTAAAAAAGAAGCAGCTATCGGAACTGGTTACAGTGCTTTTGGCGGTAACTATGATTCAGATGGTCTTGGTCTCTTTGTAGACGTAAACGCTGGAGGTGCCTTTGGTACTGACACAGATCAAGGTCTTCTTACAGCTGGTGGTATTGCTTCAGGTTATGGCGCTATTCGTGCTGAAAACCTATTTACTGCTCTTTCTCTTGGCTTTGCAGACTATGAGCCGGACTTTGTTTACATGGTTACTTCTCCAGAAGTTATGACTCAATTGCGTGTTGCTAACATTGTTGACCAAACAACTGTTACAGAAGGCAACCTTGAGTTTACTACTGCTTTTGGTGGTAAGTTCCGTTTGATCATGACTCGTGCTGATCAAGGTAACCGTGGTAGTGACACTAACGTTCACGCTAACTCTGTTAAAACTACTTTCATGGTTAAGCCTGGAGCTATTGAACTAGCTCAACTTGCTGTTCCAATGCCAGTAGAACTTTATCGTGATGCTAACAAGTATAACGGTGGCGGTACTACAGATATTTGGTATCGTTGGGGCTACGTTGCTCATCCTATGGGCTACAATTGGGCTGGTTCTACTACTGCATTTGCTACTAACGCTACTTACAATGCCGCGGCATCGTGGGAACGTAAGTATGATACGTTGAATCTTGGTATTCTTCCGATCTTCCACGCTTAATTGAGAGGTAAGGTATGGCTTTAGTGCTAGGCATAAACAGCTATGCTACTATAGAAGAGGCTAATATTTATTTTGAGTCTCGTATTGATGTAGCTACGTGGGAATCAGCTGATGACACGCTTAAGGAGCAAGCTCTAGTTTCTGCAACTAGATACTTGGACACTCTTGCCTATACTGGGTACGTTACCGATACTGATCAAGCAATGTCATGGCCTCGAACAGGAACTATTTATAGCTCTCAAAGAGGTCGTGATATTCAATTTTCAAAAAGTTATACTTGGGTAGAATTAACTACAACGTCTTCAAATAATTTTACTACGGCGTTGTATAATCTACCTTTAGAAATTCGTTTAATTAAAACTGCAAGCATAGAACAAGCTTATCATTTTATTAATAATGATGGACTTCTAGATAATACTGGAGGTTTACCAGACAGAGTTGCAGTAGGATCAATCACTATTGATGGTCTTAATGGTAATTCTGAAACACCAGCTCGTTCTCGTGTAGTAACTAATTTAATTAGACCACTATTAATTAATGGTGGTTCTTCACAATGGTTTAGGTCAAACTAATGGCATTAAAATCTTTACTTAAAAGTCAAGTGAAAAAGACATTTGATTTATATTTACAAGATCTCGCTCAAGATGTTACTTTGACCAATAAATCTGCAAGCTCTTATAATTTTACAACAGGTGTAACTACTGTTTCAGATAAAGCTTCCATTACTGTAAAAGGTGTATTAGTAGAAGGTAAAAAAGATCCAAAAGATCCTTTAAATACAACTACTGCAAAAGATATTCTTTTAATTAATGCAGAAGATGTTACAGAGTTTAACTTGTATGATTCTATTAAAGTAAGTGGTAAAACTTATAATATTGACTCTTTTACTAATAATGGCTTTTTAATCGAAGCCGATATAAGTGGAGGTTAATATGGCTAAATTTTCACAAGTTATTCAGGATATTGAAAATATTTTTGGAACTTCCGCGTGGACTTCTAAAAGTATTCAAGCTTATCCTACAAATTATAGCGGTACTTACACAAATGAATTTGTTAAATTAGAAATAATTCCTTCAAGACCTTTAAATGCTTTTGGAAACTTAAGCGTTCAAGGTCAAATTATTGCCCAAATCTATGTACAAACGGGATTAGGTGCAAGAAGGATTATGGAAATAGCAGATGAATTAGACGATGTTCTCCAAGCTAAAACTTTAAGTAATGGCACTCAGACTGGCACTAGTGCTTTATCTTTCTTAGGCGTAGATCCAGATGACAATTCGTTGTTTAGGGCGGATTATTCAATTTCATTTAAAAAATACTAAGGACTAACAATGGCTCACATTAACAGTATTACAGCTGTCCGTTTTGCTTCACTTGCTTATTCCGATGGCACACCTGCTGATTTTACTTCAGCAAGTGCAGCTACTCGCGGTGCAAATGCAAAAGCTCTTTTTACAGGAGCTAATAATGTATCACTAGTAGGTGACCTTCGTGAATTTCCTTCACTAGGTACTCCTGCTAATATTGTAAACGTTCCTGTTTACGGACAAGCGCAATCACAACAAGTTGGTGGTCAATCAGACGCTCCAACTCTTGAATTTACACTTAATTATAATCCAGCTAACCACGCTGCTCTTGACACTCTTCGTCGGAGTGGTACTCAGGTTACTTGGCGCGTACGTTTAAGTGATGTTGACGGTGTACAATCAGATACGGATATTCCATCTGATGATACTAAACTTTACAATGATATTTATTTTAATGGTAAAGTAGAATCGTTTGAAATTACTCCTTCTCTTTCAGATTCAATGCAAGCAACTTTTTCAGTATCTTGTCAATCTGACTTCGAAGGCCCGTATTCTAACGTTAGTGGAACTTACGGAACACCATAATAAAAAAAGGAGTGGCCTTCGGGTCACTCTTTTTATATAAGGAGTTTCATTATGAAACTTATTATTGAAAGTGAAACAATAGTACGTTGTGCTGAAACAGGTAAAGAATTTGCAATTGCTGATTTAAAAACTATTAAAGAAAAAAATGAAATTGTAGAAGATAAAACAAAACCTGTAATTAAAAAAACAAAACGTGTTATATCAGAATTTAAAAAACTTGAAGAAGAATAAGTAGGAATAAATATGTCAGACGATTCAGCACCTTTCTCAAAAGCATATGTGCTTAAAACTACGTCAAGACACATGCGACGTAGCATTGATATTAGTATTAGAAAAACTTTTGATAGGATGAAAGATTTTTCAGAGGATAATCAAAAGAAAATTGAAGTTATGGAAACTTTAGATTGTTTACATAAAATGCGTAAAATGCTTGATGATTTTCAAATGTATAATCAACATTTATTTGCAGAAAACCAAGAATAGGAGTAAAATATGCCAGCAGGTAAAGGTACTTATGGTTCAAAAGTAGGTAGACCTAAAAAGAAAATGTTTAAGACTTGTGCAACTTGTACAACACCAGCCGCTTGTAAAAAAGCAGGGAAATGTTTAAAAAGAGGTAAGTGATGCCAGGTAAGAAAAAAGGTTTGTGGGCTAATATACACGCAAAAAGGAAAAGAATTAAAACGGGATCTAAAGAAAGAATGAGATATCCAGGTTCAAAGGGAGCTCCTACAGCTAAGGCTTTAAAAGAATCCTCTAAAAAAGGTAAAAAATAATGGCTAAAGAAAAAGATCCAAGACTTGAAAGAGCAGGAGTTAGCGGATACAATAAACCTAAAAGAACACCTAATCACCCCCGAAAATCTCATGTTGTTGTAGCTAAAGTAGGCGACAAAGTTAAACTTATCAGGTTTGGTCAACAAGGAGTAAAAGGTGCAGGTTCAAATCCAAAATCGGATAAAGAAAAAGCACGTAAAAAAAGTTATTATGCTAGGCATAATGCACAAGATTCAAAACCATCTAAATTATCACCTCGATATTGGTCGCATAAAGTTAAATGGTAATATATAAATAAATATCTAGGAATATATAAATGAGAAAATTTGTAGGAAAAGTTCAAACTAAAAAAGTTGATTTTATGGGAAGTAAATTAGAAATTCGTAAATTAACAGCAGGTGCTGTAGAACGAATTGGAAAAGTTGCTACTGAAAAAGCGGAAACTGAGGATCCAAATGCATTGGATACTGTTGCAGTTATTTTAAACGAAGCAGTGGTTTTACCTGATGGGGAAGAGCCAATTGATTTGGAGTTGCTTCGAGAATTTCCGTTAGATGAACTTAATAGCGTAGTAAACGAAGTTATGATTTATGCGGGAGTAAATGTCCCTTTAGTGGAAGCGGTGGACGCAGACGCTTAAGCCAAACAGAACTACAAGAATACGAATTAGCTTTTCAGCTTAAAATGAGTATAGCTGAAATTAAAGAGATGGATTATGAAGAGTATCTTGGGTGGTTTGATTTCTTTTCAAGAAGACCTCCTGGGTGGCAAGATGATTTAAGAACATATTATATAATGTCTTCTGGAATGGGTCAAATGAAAAAGAAACCCGAAGAAATTTTTCCCTCTATACTAGCAGTTAAAAAAGATGAAGCAATAGAAAGAGAAGAAGGTGCTAAACTTACAAATAGTTTAAAAGCATCTCCTTTTGGTATAGCTTTAATTAATGCTGGTATTAAATAATGCTAAATTTTTTATCGCCCTATGATGGTGAGCTATTAGTAGTTCATAGTCATAGGGCTTTTTTGTTTTATAGCTATAGGAGATAGCAATGGCACTTACTTTTAAAGTTCGAGGTGTTAAGCAAACGTTTGAACAGCTAAATGCTGATATAAATGAAATAGTTGATGATAAAACTAGAGCTTTAACTACTGATGCTGTACAAGAGCTAATTGAAAATACTCCTGTAGATACAGGCAAAGCAAGAGATTCGTGGCGAGTAGAAGCAATAAATATTGAAGAAAAAGATTTACCTAAAGAACGAATAATCGTTACTATTGATAATGAAGTTCCTTATATAGCAGAACTTAATTCAGGTTCTTCAAGACAAGCTCCTCCCCGATTTATAGAAAAAACAATTTTAAAATATTTTGACCCTGATGGTGTCATTGTCCAAGTTAAAAATAATTAGGAGATTTAAATGGCAGTTCAAATTGATATTAGAGCTAATTCTGAACAGGCTAAACGTAGCATTGATCAGCTAAATAACTCTGTTAAAAATATTGAAACATCAACTCAAAATGTTAATAATAGTTTTAAAAATTTAGGCAGAGTAGCTAATTTTGCTGCTGCAGCTATTGCTGCTGCTTTTACAGGTAATGCAATTACTAGAGCAGCAGATACTTATAAAGAAATTAATAGTTCTTTAAGACTAGCAACTCGAAATGCTAAAGAATTAGCTAATGCTCAACGTTCAATTAATAAAATTACTATTGAAACTAGAGGAAATTTATCTAGTACTGCAAATCTTTTTGCTAGGCTTAATAGAAGTGCTATTCAATTAGGTCGTAGTCAACAAGATACAGTAAAAGCTACTAGAGCAATTTCTCAAGCTATTCAAATTTCAGGAGCTTCTGCAGCTTCTGCACAAGCAGCTATTATTCAGTTAGGTCAAGGTTTAGCTTCTGGAACATTACGTGGTGAAGAACTTAATTCAGTATTAGAACAAACACCTCGTGTAGCACAAGCTATTGCTAAAGAATTAGGTGTAAGTTTAGGACAACTAAGAAAAATTGCCTCTGAAGGCAAGGTAACTTCTGAGGTTGTTTTTGATGCTTTGGTAAAACAATCTGCACAAATAAACAGAGAATTTACTAGTGTATCACTTACTGTAGGTCAAGCTTTTAATGTTCTTAATACAGGTGCTACAACTTTTTTAGCTGCTTTAGATAAATCTTTGGGCTTATCAAGTGCATTGGCTAATCGAATTCAATTAGTTGGTAAATTTTTAAATGATTTTGGAACTGAATTTGAAGACAGACTTTCTATTTTACAAACACGACTTGTATTGTTTAGAATGGATGTTGAAGATATTTTTACTAAATTATTTAATAAAATACAAGGCCTTTTTGATAACTTAACTTTTTCTAATATTGGTTTTGAAATTGAAAGTGATGCCTTTAATAGAGCTAAAGCTAAATTTAATGAAATTGGAGAAGAATTAAAAAAAGTAAGTAATTTTGAAATTGGCATTGATTTTAGCGGAATAAAAAGTTCTGTTGATACGGTAAAAACTTTTGTTAACAGTATTTATAATTACTTTTATGATCTTTATATTGATTTAGTAGGTAACTCTATTGTACCTGATATGGTATACGCTATTATTGATCAGTTTTTAATTTTAAAAGCTGAAGGAATAAGAGTTATTAGCGGTTTTATTTCTGATATTGAAGGTAGTTTTAACAAAATATTAGAACATGAATTAACTCAAAAAGGATTGAGTAAATTAAAAAGTTCAATTAATGAGTTAAAAGAAACTTCAACCTTTAATAAATTAGAAAGCGCTTTAAGTTCAGCTAAAGAAAAAGCAATAGAAATTGGTACAACTTTAAAAGATGCTTTTAATACAACTTTTAGTTTAAGTCAAGAAACTAAAACAAGTTTAGAGGCAGGATTAGGTACTGCTCTTATAGCAGCAATTAGTGCACAAGGCGTTGTTAACGCTTTTAAATTTGCTATTCAAAATGGAGCTAAATTAGCAAAACCTATAGCTATTTTAACAGTTACTGAAGCTTTTGGAACTCAAATTGCAGAAAAATTATCTAAAATTAATTTTACAGATTTAGGTAAAAAGTTAGGCGCTGGTTTTAATGAAATCGCTAATAGTGCGTCTAGTAGCGGAACTGGTAATTTAATTAGCCAACTTGCAGCCGAAGCTTTAGCGCTTATAAGAGGTGCCTTTGAAGGTGCTTTTGTAGATCCTAGTCTTAAAGAGAGTTTCTCAAATGTTATAATTGGAGCGTTTGCTCTTGCTTTAGCTTCTGGCACAATTCGTTCAGCTATTGCTGGAGCTTTTGCTTTTGCTTTTACAGGAGGCACTCTTAGTGATAGAGCAGGTTTTGGTAAAAACGCAAAGGCTCTTGATATAGAAAAACCAGCAGAAGCTGCTAGATTTAAAACGCAAAGACTTGGTGGTGGTGTTGGAGCACTTTTAGCAGGACTTTTTGTTTCAGGTGTTGTAGATGAATTAGGAGGTTCTGCAGGAGAACAAATAACATATGCTTTTGCCGCCGCATTAGTTGGCGGTGCCGCTGCAACAGCCCTTACAAATGCCGCTATTAGTTTTTCTGGTAAAATTATTACAGGCTTAACTGCCGCATCTGCCGCTGCAGGTTTAACTGCCGCAGGTGCTGCAATAGCTGGGGGCATATTAACTGTTCTTGCTGGATTAGGAGGAGCTCTTCTTTTCCCTGAAGAAACTCAAAAATTAGTAAGAGCTGTTTTTGGTGATGCCGCTGGAGATTTTGCTAAGTCTATAATACAAGGTCTTAAAGATTCTGTAAATTTCATTGCTGAAGCTGTTGCTAAAGGAATTGGAAAATTCTTTTTAAGTCCTTTTAGTGGTGGTACAACCGAACAAAAACTAACGCCTGAAGGAATAGCTGGAAGAGGCACAGCAACTACTGCTATTGACCAATTTAGACAAAGCCCACAAATTTCAAGTAGCGATGATGCAAAATTATCGCGAGCTATTACTCTTATTGCTGATTCTAATTTAAGTAATCAAGAAGTTGCAAAAAATTTAAGAGAAATTAATTCTAATAATGCTGCAGTAACTGATTTATTAAATCGTCTTGCTAGTGCTTTAGAGCTTATTGCTAATCCTCGTAGAATTGATGTGGAGAAAAGATTTGCTAATGGTGGACGTGTATTTGGATCAGGCACTAGTAAATCTGATAGTATTCCTGCTTATTTATCTAATGGTGAATATGTTGTTAATGCTAAAGCTACCTCTCGTAATTTAGGATTATTATCTGCCATTAATGGTGGAATGAATCCTGGGGGTAATAGTGGTAGATTTAATGATGGTGGTTTAGCTTCTTATTTAACAAAATTAATTGAATTTGAAGGTGGTTATTCTAACAAAAAAACTGATAGAGGCGGTGAAACTAATTTTGGTATAACTCAAACTACTTATAAAGGGGAAGGTTTCTCAAGTCGTAAAGGTTTTCCAAAAGGTGTAAAAGATTTAACTTTAAAACAAGCTGAAGCTTTTTATTCATATTTTTGGAAGAAAAATAATATAGATAGAAATTTTCCAAAACAGCTTAGACATCAAGGATTTGATATAGTTGTTAATAGTGGTCCTGGAAATACCGCTAGAATGATTCAAGAGCATTTTGGAATTACTGGCGCTGATGGTAAACCAACTAACCAATTTGGTTCTCAAACTAGAAAAGCAATTGCAACTCTTACTAATTCAGAATTAGCAAATATAAGAATTGCATATCTTAAAAATTTAGCAAAATCTGATCCTATACAAGGAAAACCAAATGAAAAAGGTTGGCTAAGAAGAGCTAACTATTTTAAAGGATACGCATCAGGTGGTAAAGTAACAGGCCCAGGAACAGGTCGTTCTGATGATATTCCAGCAATGTTATCTAACGGTGAATTTGTAGTTAACGCTAAGTCTACTGCTCGTAACAGAGGATTGTTAGAATCTATTAATCGTCAAAAATTTAACAATGGTGGTATGGCAGGTAAAATTTCTGCTTTAAATCCTACTGCAGAAAATCTAGCTCCTTTTTTAAAAGAATTAATTAATATTACTGTTGATAAAAATAAATTTGAAAAATTAACAGGTGCTAGTAAAGAAACTATTAAACAAGCACTTTCTGCGCTTGCAAACACTAATGAGAGATTACAAGCTGCAACTTCTTCAGGAAATTTTGAAAGATCAGCTGAATTATTAGTTGAACAAGAAAAGCTTCAAAAGCTCTTAGATAACAAATTAGATGATGTAGTTGATGCTATAAACAAAAATGCTGCACCGGATGGTAAAACTTTTGCTGAAAAAGTAATGGAATCTATTAACACTAAAGAAGCAGGAAGAGCTGCTGGAGAAGATTTTGTTGCTAATCTTAGAACCGCTATTATTAAAGGCGAAGGTGGTGGCATTAAACAATTATTAAATAGTTTTGTTGATACCTTTACTAAAACTATTGTTAACCAATTTTTTGAAGGAATGACTAAAGAAGTTGGAAACTTAACAGCAGATTTGTTTAAATCAAATGGTCCTCTATCTGGTGGTTTTAGTAGTATATTTAGTTCTATTGGTGGCTTCTTTGGAATGGGAGGAGGAGGCACTCTTGGCTATAATGATATGAGTTTTGAGTTAGCTTCTGGAGGTATGGTTCCTGGTCCTTTAGGCGCTCCTATGCCAGGTATTGCTCACGGCGGTGAAATGATTCTTAACCCAACTCAACAAGCAGCAGTGTTTGGAGATAAAACTAATTCGGGAAGCGTAGATAACGTAACAGTAAACCTACAAGTTGTTGGAGATGTTTCTATGCAAACTCGTAAAGAAGTATTAAACATGATGCCAGAAATTGCCAACGCAACTCAAGTCACATTCGCAGAAAGAAGATTAATTGGAGATAGGTAATGCCAAAATTTTTAGATTTTAATTATGTAACTCCAGTTACAATCAAAAACAATGAGCCTAGGTTTATAACGGATACTTTGTCTCTTAGGAGGCAGAGTGTTAGAACTGGCGCTCAACGTTGGGAATTAACCGTAGGTTTTCAAGGCGGTAAAGCAGATAATTTATTAGGCGTATTACAAGCACATTACTTAAGGTTTGGTGATACTGCTTTTAATTTTGCTATGCCTCAACCTTTCATGATTGATACTTCAGATACTGATGTTTACGAACCAACTACAGGTACTGCTTCAGGGAGCGCAGGTTCTACTAGTGTAACCCTTAGTTCTGCAGGCATTTATCCTGTAGGTTGGTTTGTTAAATTTGCTAGTCATAGTAAAATTTATATGGTAACTGAAAGTAATGGTACTAGTTTAAAAATAGCACCTGCATTAACAGAGGATCTTGTAGATATTGCTGTTACTTCAGATCAAGCAACAGATGAAGATGATACTACAGGTGTTAGAATTCGTGTTCAACATGAAATATCAAATGAATCAATTACTTACACGCAAGGTGTTTTACAAAGCGCAAATTGGACTTTTATAGAGTCATTAGAATGATAATATTAAAAAAACGTGCAGATTCATATGAAATTCATTTAGATATAGATAAGTGGACAATATCCATGTCAAGAAAATTTTGGAAAGAAGCTAAGCAATTAGCTAGAGAATATGATTATCCAATAGTGTGGACTTATATAAAACCACATAATGTAAAATTTATGAAACATTTAGGGGCAACTTTTGTTAGAAATACTTTAACAGAAGAAGGCATTTACAAAGTATATTATTTTGATTCAGAGGTTTTAAGAAATGCTACAAATAAGTAACGAATTACGTAATGCTATAGTATATCAAGCAACTAACCCTGCATCTAATAACCTTATTACTTTTTCTTTAGTTAAAATAGGATTTGATACACAATTATTAATGACAGATGCTCCTAGAAATATTACAGTTTCTGTTGATAGTGTTAACAGAACGTATACCCCTTCTAACAATTTGTTATCAGTTTCACCACCTAAATCAGAAGGCGAAATAGATAGAGATATATTTCAAATTACTCTATCAGACCCTTCTTTTTCTTTAGCTGGAACTTTATCTCAAGAAGCTACTGGGATTCCGGTAGATGTACGCTTAGGTTTTATAACAGATACTGAAGAATTAATTGCAGAAACTTTACCAGTGTACTCTGGTCAAATTTCATCGTGGGGAAGTAAAGTTGAAAATAATGAGCCGGTAGTTACTATAACTTGTACTGGACCTTTAACTAAACTTAAACAAGTTACAAACAGGTTAACAACAAAAGATAATCAACAAAATATTCATGATACAGATAGTTGTTTTGATTATTCATTTGACACAGGTAATGAAGCCTCTTTACGATGGGGACCAGCACCACCAAAAGGCTCAGGAGAATAAATAATGGCAGAACCAACCTCAAAACTTATACTCCAACTATTTCTTACTGCTGTTTCAATTCAGCATCAACAAGCTCAAGCTAGAAAACTTAAAAGAGCGCAAGAGCAAGCAGCTGAAGAAGCAAGACTTGCAAATGCAACTAAAAACGTTAGAAAAACAGGTTCTGCAGTTCCTTTAGATTTTCTTTATGGTTATACAGCAATTTCTCCTAGTTTAGTAAATGTAAATACTTCTACAAATTTTGATTTAGCTAATATAGCAAGCACTAACTTCGGTAATTTACCAACAGGTAACGGTTCACAAAATGAATATTTAATATTACAAAAAGCTATTGGTTTTGGAGAACTTGACAGTGTTATAGCGGTAGATGTAGATGACTCAAATATTACTGATACTGATTATTACGCTTATTCTAGAGTTGAAGCTCGATTAAATGGTGGTTATAGCTTATTTGCTGATCAAAATTCTTCTACTATTAATACAGATACTCTATTTCATGATATAGCTTATACAACTGAAATTTATAAAAATAATGTTGATGAACCACAATTTGCTGGTCCTCCTAAAACTTTTTTATATTTAAAAGGTCGTAAAGTAAGAGATATAGTTAGAAGTGGATCTCCAGGCTCTTACACGTATTCTGTAGGTAGCACTTATGCTTGGGATAATAACGCTATTAAAGTTTTATTAGATTACTTATTAGATACAAATGTTGGTGTTGGTTTAAGTTCTTCAACTTTAGACTTAGAATCTTTTTATAATGCTATTCAAATAGCAGATACAGTTGTACAAGCAGATGCTGTTATTAGAGGTAAAATTTTTAATTCTACAGTAACTAGTACAACTCGCGATATTAAAAAATATGAATTTAATGGAGTACTATCTTCTGCAAGTGATCACATTGAAAATATAAAAATTATTATTGATGCTCTTCCAGGTGCAGTATTCCTAAGAGATGCAACTGGTAAAATTAAAATTAGTTTACCAGATGTTGAAAATAGTTATACAGATTCTGAGCTAGCAGTAGGTACTGTTACAGATGACCATTTAATAGTTTATCCTAGTATTGTTTTTCCAGATTCAAGTGAAAAATTAAATACTGTAACAATTACTTTTCCTAATGCAAGTAAAGACTTTGCTAATGATACTTTTACTTATGCACCTTCAAATTTACTTTCAGAAGATCAAAATGTTAAATTAAGTACTTCATTTAATTTACAAGGTATTTCTAATAAATATCATGCTGAGTATTTAGCTAGAACAACTGTTGCACTAAGTCGATTGCCTACCTATGAATTTCGTATGACTGCTGATGGTTTCTTATATGAGCCAGGAGATATTATAAGGTTAATTTCACAATCGCAAAGTATTGATACTTACGTAAGAATTAACTCTATTAATATAAAGCCTTCTATGCAAGTAGAAATTGTAGCAACTAAATTTGTTCAATCTGTTTATACTTGGACAGATCAAGATGATGAAAGTTTTACTAATGCAGTTAATTTTAATTTTAATATTGGAATTCCTAATGTATTAGCTATTGATTTTAATACCGCTTCTCGTTCTACTACCATTAGTTGGACTCCAAGTGATACTGAAAGTCACTTAGTTAATCGTTATGAAATTGAAAGATCTGTTGGAAATGCTAATAATTTTAGTTTGTTAACAACGGTTGATAAAACAGATACAGATACAGAAAGTTTTGTAGATACTAGCATATTAACTGGTGGTAATTATTACTATAGAGTAAGAGCTAGAACCTTAGATAATCGTAGATCAAGCCCTGCTGCTTATTCTGTTATTAATATAGAAGAACTAACTAGTTTATCTACTAGAACTGATATAGCTTATGCTGATGATATTATTAATTCAGATACAGAAGCACCTACTACTTTTACATTTAGTGCTACCGGATCTGGAAATAAAGCTAAAGAATATGCAAAATCAAATTTTGAAGAAATTGTTTGGTTTAATAAAACAGTTAATTTACCTAGCGTAGCACAACCAGAAATTCAAGTTATTAAGGCTAAAGGTACTTATCATGATACAGATAGTGATCAAAAATCAGTAGTAAAAAATACTTTTTTTGGTAGTCATGCAAATGATACTCATGTACCTGAATATAAAAATTGGATATTTAGCTTTGATACTGATAATGTAACAGGGATAGCAGGAGACAATTGGAGTCTTAATTTAAGTTTTGATACTGATGGTACCACTAGTTCTGAAACTCCTTTATATACTTGGGCTTTTACTTTAAAGTACTTAGGAAACAAATATTGGTTTTGGTGGGGTAATAACTTTTCTAATGGCAGCTATAAATATTCTTCTAGCTTACTAACTACTCATAAAGAAAATGTAAAACAATTTTTTATAGATTGGTTTAGTTCTGGAACAGTTTATACTGGTTATTTAAACGATTCTGATAATTTGCAAGATAGTGATTCTTTACAAATTATACCTTTATTTGATAGTGACACTAATACTTTTTCATTACTTGACTTTTCTGCTTCTGATATAGGTTTAACTATTTTTGCTAGTCTTGATTCTGATATAGAAGCTATTGATAATAGAACAGAAAAAGTAATTTTATCAGATACTGATTCTGAGGGTATAGGGCCTAGTAGCGGATATGAGTTTGAAAATTTAGTTACAGCATGGTCTAACTTTATAGATGGTAAAGGAGCTACTACTTTAACTTTTCAACCAAGCGAAAGTAGTAATTCTGTAATTGATTCAGAGCTTATTAATGAGCCTTCAAGTATTACTACTGAATATTATGGCTATTTTGGTGATAGTGATTATGTAAATCCAGGATCTGAACTTAATATTGATACTGATACCTATGTAAAATGGACTAATTCAACAGAAACTTTAAGTATTATATGGAATGGTCAAACTATTATTAGTTTTGATTCTGAAGAAAATTCTTATGGAATTAGATCACAAGGTTATTATACTTATAACACTTTAACTTACTATTGGGATTTTGACAATCCATTTATAGGCGATGGTTTTGGTGAAGATGCTTACTATCGTATTAGGCGTTCTGGTTACCAGAGTAAAACTTTAAATCATACTTTTTCTAATAATATAAATGCTACAGAACAAGCAGAAGAATTTAAAAT